GCGTGAGGCTTCAACTACTGGAGCAGTTTCCACCTCAGGTGTTACGGCGGCTGTGTTGTCCACGACTGCCTCACTTTCTGTTTCGGTTGGTTGGGTTGTTTCTTGCTCTGCTTCGCTTTCGCTGGCAGCAACTTTGGTAACGGTTGCATTTTCAAATGCTGGAGACTCAACGAGTGAAACCTCGACAAGTCGGGCCGCCGTCACTAGGAGGTAATTGTCTTTGGGTAGTGAGGAAATAACATCCACACCAACGGATAGGCCAGAGACTAAATCCTCCGCAGCAAGGGTCAAATAGTCTGTTCCCTTGCTGCTGTTTGAAATCTTGAAAGATCCGTACATAAAATCACCCTCAGTGCTAAAGGATTGAGCGCGACCAATCGGATTGTTTGGCTCATGTTGCGCAAGCAACTTTACTTTTGCCGTTGCTGGTATCTCGATGCTGCCGCGCTCAAACATGACAGGGCCTACGGATGTGTGTCCGATAGCCCCAAATTCCATTATCTTGCCAGCGATGATGCGGCGTTCCGCATCGGCTGCTTCAATCGGTGTGCTAAATGTTAGCTTCAACTTGCATCTCCATTCGGTGATAAATCCTCCATTGCCATTGCTTGATCTAAAGTAATCAAACCAAGGTTGAGCATTTTTTCAATGACATTCAAACGCTCCATTGTGTCGGCGCGTAAGAAAGTTTCATTGACATCAAAGCGCACCACATTTTGTGCATTGGTGATGTCATTCATGCTGAGTCTGTCCTCAATGGCGCAAACATAAGGAGCCAGGGTGTACGCATAAAATTCTTTTCTGGCATCAAGCACATTTTGATATGTCATTGATTTGTTTGCATCACTGCTTGCCATATATGCAGGAACATTCATCAATCGGCAAATTTCGGTACTCAATGATTGTTTCGCTTCGTCATACATCATGTCTTTTGGTGAGAAGCCAAATGTTTGTAGTTCCAAACTGGATGTCAAATAGGCCGTGGACCTCGAATTTCTGGCATTTTTCCATCCAGCCAAAATGCCTTGAATTTGTGCCTCAGGTAAATCAGCACCATTGTTTTTGATAATGGATGTTGGCATGGGTGTGGCAGCACTTATGGCCGCAGCTCTTTCCAAATCAAGTGCTGCCTGTATTGTGCGCGCACCTGTTTGTAATACGCCAGGGTTAAGTGCTTGGAATGTAATCAATGAACCCACGCCATTGTTGGGCAACACTTCACCGTTTAATGTGTAAAACTCAACTTCGGTGCTTCGTGCATTTAACTTTGTTGTAATTCGTGTATTGGCAACCCATTCAAATCGAGCTGGTCTGCCATCATCGGAATACTGAGATTTAACCTGCCAGAAGGCTTGACCATACGCGGCAAGGCTTTGCACCGTGTAAGCAATCGTGACGGAGCGCGGTTGGCGAATGTCGGGTTGTTGCAACCAAATAGGTGAACCTAATTCCTCACCTGTTGTTTTGTTGTATAGGTTCATCGGGATGCCGCCGATTGTGCCAGTCAATAATTGGAAGCACTTGGCAACGGTTGGAACCTGTAAAGCTGAAACTAGATCAATGCTGTTTGTTTGATAACCGATTGCTGAATCCGACCAAGAGTTGTATTGGCTTGCCATGACTGCTGGGGCGTATTGATTTTTGAGCGTGTCAGTTTCATCCTTGACTAAACGCAATGCCGACAAAATACCCATGTCGGTATATTAAGCCCATATCACCTAAAACGGACATTTGAGCATTTGAGCTGTGTTCGGCGTGTCGCTATCCTGCGATAATCATTGGAACGCTTCTAGGTTCATTCATTTTGTGAATAACCATTGCCAAAGCGATTGGCCCAGAGACATCCCCTGCGCTGGCCCTTCTTACAATACGCCAGGATTCATCCCGATTTTTTCCTGCACACGCTTGCATCTGAGAATCCATTAATTCTTGTCCGGCATGAACTAAACGCTTTGCCACAATCGCATCGAGCAAATCCCCGGATGCTTGGTAGAAGGCAGTTCCAGAAACATCAACCATGTGCTGATTACTAGCAGTCAATCGAGCTGCAATGGAGGCAGTGGCGTAATGATCAAAACAAATCATCTGCGGTTTGTAAAGCATGGCCCATTCGTTAATTTTGGCGGCAATAACTAAATCATCCACTGCTGCATCGGCTTTCCAAGTATCTAACAAGCCAACACCGACACGGCCATCATCTAGGTATTGACCAGCCACCAAAGAAGCTGTGCGCCGACCTTGTGCCACATCAAAGGCAAAAAATGTCACTGGCCCTGGTGGAAGTTTCAAGCTGCGGTCTGCGATTGCCTCCCATGACCCTATTGGCCAAGGTGAGCTGAGTGAGGATACCCAAACGCAAAGATGTTCGGGCAAGAATTTATCTATTGAAACGGTTGCAAGAGCTTCCTCCAAGCCAGCCTCCGTGATTGTTATACCTAAGGCAGGATTCGCAAAACTCCAGCCTTTTCTATCCGTCACTTTGCAATGTTGTGGCGCGCTGTATTCGTACCAGCCCAAAGAGGGGTGCGGATAAGACAAAGCCCTATCGCGTAAAGAATTGAGCACTGAGGAATAATTATCACCAGCATTGCTTGTTATGTAGGTTTGGGCGTTAGGGCCTTTGGCAATAGTCAATGGCTTAGCTGCTGCGTAGGCTTCCTCTGAGATAAATCGTGCTTCATCCAGGAATAACAGGTCGGCAGATTTCCCTCTCGCCCCGTCAGCGTTTCCAGCCACAATTTCATAACGCGCACCATTGAGTAAATCCAAATGTTCCTTGCCATTGCCGCGATAGCCAACCTCGCCACGATTGAGTTTGACCTGGCAACGCAAAAAGTCATTACGATCAATGACACCGCACACTTCCCTAAATGTATCCTCAGCCATTCCTCGTTTGGATGACATTGCCACCACATTCATCTCACCAAGCACAAAGAGGCCAAAAAGGATGCGATACACCATCAGCGTTGTTTTGGCGTTCTGCCTAGCACATAACACCGCAACAGTCTTGCGAATGAAGTTGCCATTGCTGTCTTTGGTCAAAAAATCATCGCTGATGTATTTTTGCCAGGGCATCATGGTGTAACCACACTTGGCTGCAAATTCTTGAAACTCATCGCCTAGAGATTTACCTTTTAACGGGATGCTCATAATTCGGGGTTTGGTTTGACCCATCAATACAGGCTTTTTTTTGACCCCCACCTCAATGTTTGTCACATTGTCCGAGTTCACGCCCACAATGGCTCTGACTGCCCTTCAAATGGCCCACTAAGGGGAACACTGGTGGTCACTGGAGAGAGAACTTCTCGAGAAACAAGGGGGGTAGCGGTCTGCCCTAAAAAAACCGCCTGTGGCTTCTTACCCTTGCGGTTGTTGCACATACGACACGCACTGACCAAGTTCTCCATGCTGTCATCGCCCCCTTTAACCTTAGCAATCACATGATCGGCTTCATTGGCTGGCCCACCACAATAGATACAAGTCCAGTTATCCCTAGCCAATACCCTCAACCGTTGTTTCTTAAACCTAGCATCCCGAGAGCTGTGCTTAGCCATCAATGCCACCCATTCCTTTGCCAATGACGATATGCACCACACATTGAACCATATCTATTCATTGCATACTTAATACCCCACAGTATTTGCTGCCTAGCAGTAGCAGTACGCAACCATGTACTCATGCCCTGAGGTATGCCATAAGCACCACTATGAGGGTTGATGGCCTTAGGGTTCCAATGACTCTCACGATCGTATAGCTTATCAATGCACTGCATTTCACTATCGAGCAGTAAATGTGAATGAGCATATAAGTGTAATTCATAGCGTTCTGTACTCACTTTTGCATACGCTGGAGCATCCGTCAGGATAGACAATAGAAGGGCCACAAGCACCAAGCACACCGCTTGAGCTATTCCTACGGGCTCCGCGTTGCGTTTGGAGCGTAGCATGGCAGTCAAACACCACAGGCTTTCACGCGTGGTCTTGGGCGTGGCGCACAGGCTGTGCATAACATCTGTGGATAACTATTAACCATGAGCAAGCAATTCCAACGCATAATGCGCTTGTTGTGGAACAACACCATTGCCAAGGATTTTGAGTTGTTGCGCCCGTGATAACCCACAATCTGTGACCCAACCTGGTGGCAAGCCCATCATGTACTCGACAAATTGGGCATTTAACTTACCTTGATCCAATGCATTCGGTATGTCTTGCAAGTGCATTTCACATCGTGGAGTAAATCGCCCCCGTAATCTCTGCAAGTTCCCGATTGATGGCTGGCGTTCACCACTGGAGTCGCTAATAATCTCCTGCTGATTGTGTCCGTTTGTAACACGCCTTCCCTGTAATGTGGTTGTTTCCCGTCTTTGTAATCCCTTGAACATGGTGTTGGTAACAATCTCCTGCTCCAGGAAACCAATGATAGATTGTGATTGCCTTTGATACCCGACCTCTCCGCCAATGTCTCCGACCAATGGCTGTCCGATGCTGTTGGTGTCGGTATGTTGAGGTGTGGCGATGACAAAGAGTCGCTCACGCCTGTGAGGCACACCGACATCGCTTGCTCGTACAAGAGTCCATTGTGCGTCATACCCGATTTCGGCAAGGTCGGCAAGAACGGTGGAGAATCCAAGGCTAAGGTGGCCTCGAACATTTTCCAAGATGACGATGCTTGGTCGTAGAACGCTAATGGCTGTTTTGATGTAAGGCCAAATATGTCGTGCATCATTTGTTCCTTGTCTTTGTCCTGCATGGCTAAAGGGTTGGCATGGATAGCCAGCGGTCATGATGTCAATGGGTTCAACACTTGCCCAATCCACTAATTTAAGATCACCAAGATTGGGTTTCTTTATTTTTAACTCAATCAGTTGGCTTGCGTACTTGTCTATTTCAGAAACCCACACCGTTTCAGCATCAAAGTATTCTTCGACTGCCATATCGAGCCCACCGTACCCCGTACACAATGAGCCTATTTTACGCATCCGCACTCTCAATGAGCACAACACCCATAGTTTCGCATTTACAACATTGCAACACCTTGACATTTGGCGGCAAATTATTGGTGACAATGCGTTCAAGTTGCTTGGTGTCCTTCTTGCATATCCGACAGGGTGCAATGATTGTCTCGCTCATTTCGATGCCGCACATTTATGACATAACCAAGTGATTGTTTCCTGTTGATCGTTGCGGTAAGCCGTTCCCTCAGCTTCTAAAGCTAATTTCAAGCAAATGTCGCATTGCTCCATGCGCCGTGGTTGCTTGGCCAATGTCACTGAATCATCACGGTGAATAGTCATATCCGTGCCATCGGGTTTGATAAGTCTGAGTTCACCCATTCTTGGCCACCTTTGGCTTCCATACGCCATCGGCCCCTAAATCCCACCATTGGGCAGGGCATTGGTCATTCAAATCCCCACCGCCACAAGTCCAGCCATAATAATCTTTGCCAGTCTTAGTGCTCAATCCTTGCTTCAATCGCATCGTGCCATGCTTGCATTGGACAGGTTCCTCATCCTCTTGCACAAATGCGTGTGCTTTGATGATGGGTTCACCTTCAGGTGTTGTCCAATGATTTGCTGAAATAGGTGTCACATTAGACAACCGTGCTTTCATTTCATCCTTGCTGGCAACCTTCTTGGATGGAATACCAATGGCAATGCAACATCTACCCATTGCGCTAGTTTCGGCGTTCATGGCCTCAGAGTCACGGGTGTATGGGGTCTTGCCTGGTATTGGTTCCCACGCTATCGCAATGGCTGGCCTGGCATCGGCAGGGTCGCGGTATAGGGCAACCTTGACCCGTACAAAATACGCCCCATTGACTTCAACCACCGCATCCTCCAGCGTTTGAAATGACATCTCAGGGTATAACTCTTTGGCTAGTCTGATGCGCTCTGCCACATCAACATAATCATCCATTGCAAAACTCATAGCAACACCAGCTCTCTATTCCATACGATTGATTTCTGGCCAGCCTTGGTGTTTCGCACCATGCTAGTTGGCGTGAGATGACCTAGGTTCACTAGCTCTTTTCGCCGTGATCGTATAGATGAATCAGCCGATGGCCAGTGCATGTGAAATGCCAAGTGATATTGGCGAATCAATTCCTCGTCCGTCATATCGCCAAAGGCATCGAATAGGCTGAGAATACGAGACTGTACTGGCGTGACATCCTTGATGCTTTCAGCAGCTAGATGGGATGTAAATGGGTCGGTGTTTCTAGCGTGTGGCATCGTTGGCCACCTCAATCACTTTGATGGTCTTGCCTTGGCGCACATGCGCCCTATCAGCCAAATCCTTGCCAGCGTGGAACCCTGAATCAAATCCCACATCCTTGCCGATGTTGTGGCCAATGTAATAGCCACCAATGGCACATATCATGCCAAAGCTAAAGAATACCCAATCCAGATTACTTTGAATCCAAGACATTTGAGGCCCTTTCTTCTCAACCTATTTGATTGATAAATTCAGGGTACGCGCACACCCCGACAATGGGCAAGGATTGTTTCGGCGTGTCTTATTTGGAAAGAAAGAATTGGTCAATGCGTTGTTCAAGCCTGACCACATTACGCTCGATACGATTGATCTGTTCTTTGATTGAATCCCCATTGGCCTTTGGCCCTATCTCAGCCATGACCGATTTAACAAGAAACTTGGTCATTCCATAAAGCCCAGACAGGATGGCCATAATACCTACGCACATGGCCACCCATGCCTGAGCGTTCATCTACTTTGCGCCTTTGTCGGCTAATTTCAAGATTGGGCCAATTAGTCCAGCAATGAAAGCATTTGCCAACACT